ATGGCAACTCTTAAACTTACAATTTTCAAAGCAAAAGTTTTAAAAGACGGAAGGCATAAAATAAGAATAGCTGTATGTCATAAGAAAGAGACATGTTATATTGTAACACGTTTCATTATTGATAACTTATCGCAATTCAAGGATGGACAGGTAACAAAACGACCTGATGCTTCAATTATTAATTCTAAACTAAGAAACATGATGAACGATATGCAGAATAAACTTGATGAAATAAAGCATCAATCTCTTTATTCTTGCAAACAAATCAAAGATATGCTCGTTTCTGATTTAGAAACAAAAGACAAACTGAACATTACATATCAAAAAGCGTGCTCTATATTTATAGATGAGCTAAATTCTGAAGGTAGGGAAAGTTACGCAGTATTGATTGAAAGGAGCTGTAGATATTTTACAGAGTTTACTAAAGGAGAAATCCCCATGTCTGATATAACTCCAAATATGATTGAAGGATTTTCAAGATACTTGAAAACCAAAAAGGGCATAGGAAATACGACAATTGGGATGATGATGTCTCAAATAAAAGCCGTAATAAATAGAAATATCAATTTAGGTTCCGTAAGATATGATATACATCCATTTGTAAACAAGAAAATACCTAAATCTCCGGTTCGAGAAGTAGACATATCTTTGGAAAGTCTCAATATAATAAAACATAGTAATCCAAAAGAAAAGAAATATATTGTTGCGAGAGATGTTTTTATGCTTTCTTTTTATCTTGGGGGAATGAATCTAATAGACATAATGAATACTCGTTTTGGAGATGATAAGGTAGATTATGTTAGAATAAAGACTAGATTTAAAACTGAAACCGAACAACATTGCCTACTTCCTATAACTGCCCCTGCTAAAAAAATAATAGATCGTTGGATAAATAATAAAACAAAAAAACTAGACTTTGGGTATAGTTTTTCATATCACAATTTTTCAAGATATATATGTAGATCTCTTGCCATACTTGCTAAAGAATTGGGAATAAAAGAAAAGGTGGTATTTTATTCTGCCAGAAAGTCGTTTGCTCAATACGCTTTCGACTTGGGGATACCTGATAACGTTATAGACTATTGTCTTGCACATTCAGACAAAGGTAGAGGAGTTGTAAGATACTATACAAAAACCCGATTTAAACAAGCTGAAATAGCAATAAACAGGGTAATCGACTATGTGAACAACCCGGACAAATATAAGGACTATATAGAGATGAAGGCGGATATCATGATGATGAAAACATAGAAAAAGGCAGCTTATTCGGCTGCCTTTTCTATGTCAATTCAACAGGTTCATTTTCCCATGTTATTTCTCGACCGAGAATTTTCTTTATTGTACCTCTAGGGAGTTCGATACATACATCATTATGTGGATTATACCCCCAACAACATTCTTCAAACCTGTATGGGATTTTATTTCCTTTCCTTTCACAATATACCTCACATTCAATAATACGTTCGGTGCCGTCTTTGTCAACACATAAGTAAGTCATATTATACTCCTTTCTCTATCTTCTCCTTAAACAATCTCAACTGATCTATACTAGGATGAAACGTAGGATTCTCCCAGTTCCTAGAGATAACCGAAATCATTGAATCCAGATACTTCCCGCAGTCGAGAATCTTCGCACATTTATCCAATTGGAACTCTCCGGAAGGATATTTCTTGTTGTCAAGAACATCCTTAGCCCATGTCAGTAACTCATTCACCGAGTCGTGGTTGTATTTATTTTCCTCCGCCATACTATTTATCTTTTACAAAATCCAACTTATAATCCAGCGCATTAGCTATCTTACTTAGCAAATCTACTCCTGTACTATACTTCCCGAGTTCTATGCGTGCGATATGTCCTGAACCAATTCCAGTCAGTTCGGATAACTTGGCTTGGGAAATACCCTTCTTTTTACGAAGCTCAGCTATACGCTTTCCAATACGTTCTCTTTCATTCTCCATCAAATATACTCTTTAAAATATTATTATCTTCCCATGCGCAATAATCACAGTACCACATAGCGCACGGACGCAATATCTCATTAATTATAAGATTTTTATCAGTATTTTCGTCTAATGTAGCACAATAATGCAGTATTGCTGATAGTCTTTCAGTACCGGAAGAACTTATGTGTTTGAAATGATACACAACAACGCCTTCCACTGGAATAAATTCATCCTTATCCCGATCTATTATTTCAATGACAGAAGCAGAGCGGGTATGATTTATAACCGTCCTAGTTTCTAGAGGATTCCCCAAATGAGAATGAGCGTCCAAGAACGCCCATTCCGGTAAAGTATATTCTTTCATTTTACAAAGAATTTACAAGCAGTCTATATGCGGATTCTTTAGCTTCCAAATGTTTTTCTTCATTTTCATCGTCATCACACCAGTCCCAAATTTCAGAATCAGTACAATGTACTGAGGTACTCAAACCACTTAATACATACTGCCCGTAACCTACTTTTCAATAGTAATTGTCTCGTTGTTGATTTCAAATGTCTTCATAATCTTATGCCGCTTATCCGTTGCCGCCGGTTCTATTGTTATTTGATATTGCAAAGATAAGAATAATTTTTAAATACTGCAATATATTACAGTGATAAGTTGTATGTATAATAGTTTTTTTAACATTTGGGTATAAAAAATCCCGGCATATTTGATACACCGGGAGGATTCCATTTTAAAGAGGCAGTTATAAATGGAAGGAGCTATTTTACTTCTTTATTTTTAGCCTTAAGAAAATAAGAGACTATTAAAACAACAGTTCCTCCAGCAAATATAGTCCCGATTGTTTCTTGACCGATAGTTATTAAATAGAATGAGAAACCAACAAATATAAGTACTATAATAAAAGCCATTACCAAAGCTGTGAAATTATACCAATGCGTATGTCTAAAATCACTTTTGGCTATTTTCATTCTATCTTCGTTAAATTTGATACGGGCATCCTGTTCCATCTCTGTACGCTTCATGATCCATGGAATAATATCCTTAGATACATTATTCAGTTTTGTTAATTCATCGGCAGATGGAAGAAGGTTATCGTCATAGACCGTATTTTGCTCCAGTGTTAAACCGGTCTTATCACATACTTTATTTTGTTCCGCTTTCTTTGCCATTATAGAGCAGGTTCAAATTTAATTTTAGCTTCTCTAGTTGCTTTATTAAAGTCTCTATTAAAAGAAGACACATCTTCTTTCATGTTCTTCTTATCATAGTCTGTGCCATAATAATCAAGTTTTTTCAAGGAATCGTTGATTTCTTTTACAATCTGTTCCTCACTTGCTTTTTTCGGAAGTAAGGAACCTTGCATAGATTTAGTGATTGCTTTTATAAACTTTTTCATATATATTAACCCCTTTCTGTTATACTAAAAACAGAATTTATAGCGAATTTGTTCTGCAAATAAACAAATAATCAACCAAAACTGCAAAAATACAATTGAAATTTGCCGTTAAAAGGTCAAACTTTAACTATTCCGGAAGTTTTTAACAAAAATCCCCGACTACATAGTCAGGGACAAACACAAAGATATAACCCTTGCAATAATAGCAAGAGGAATAAGCCAGTATAGCCACTTTTCTAGGCGTTCCATAGCATTACTAGCAGAAGCCGGCAGAAATCCGAGTGGCACCGGTCGTCTGCTTGTTCAAGCAATATGTCAAGCTTTTCGTTTCTCATTTTCAAGTACTGAATTTATTCGTTCTTCAGTAAAACCAAAACGGGCGGCAAACTTCTTGAAAGCCCGCATCCTGTTATCCGGAATAAGAGAATACATACTATTAATAGGAGTATTGCTACTCAATGCCTTCTGAACCTGTTTCTTTTTCATGGAATTTATGTATCAAATGTTCAACTTTACTTTTACAGCAATTACACTCACATAGTAATGACTTCGCGTATTCCCATGTCTTTTCAATAATATCATCTCCGATATACTGAATTTCCTCACCATACGGATCTATCCCGAACGCCTGGCAGATATGGGTAGCCATGTGACCACATTCATGCCTCCAAGACTTTGCAAATTCTTTTGAGGACGAAGTGAGGGCAATAACCATTACTGTTTCCCGTGTCCCGAAGTTGGAGTAAGTAACTCCGGTATTCAGGTTGCCGGAGTTTATGTTATCGTATGCAGTACGGAGCATATCACCGTCGCAGCCGATAGAGTGCATATTATCCAGTATCTCTTCTGTATAATATGTATCTACTGCATAATATGCCATGCAGCTCCAGCCATACTTGGGTAATGTAAACCGTTGTCTTATCATTTATCAGAGCATTTCGTCCCACTCTACCGGTTCTCCGGCCGCAATCATTGTCGCATACCACCGCCGCATTGTTGTTCCGTCAGGAGCATCAGGATCATCAATCGTATCTTTTATGTACAGAGCCAAATGCGCTTCATCAGGAATGGATGATTTCAGGAAGTCAGCCTTCCCCATGTTGGCAACATATACATAGTCATACAATACGTTATTTTCAAGTTTTATACCGTAACGAGTAAGCAATTCATCAACTTTCTCTTTTGATATCGGCTCAATACGTTCCTTTTTCCCAGAAGAAGGATTAAGCTTCTTCATCAAAGATACGGCAAATTCACACATTTTCTTATTGAAGTGCCAACCGAAGTTGGACAGATATACCTCCATTTCTTCCGGCCTTCTGTCTCTTATATCCAAAGGTTCTCTTCTCATGATTTTACAAAGTTATAGGGAGTAGAAAGCTCCACTCCCTAATTAAACATTAACGATAACGGGAATAGCGTCCTGTACCGCGCACGCCACGTCTCTCGCCATAGCCACCACGGTCGCCATAACCTCCACGGTCGGAACCACCGCCATAGCCACCACGTTCGCCCATTTCGTCATAGCGTTCATCGTCATCGTCATAATAACGTTCACGTCTTCCCATGCTTTCACCTCCGGAAAGTTCCTCGATGCACTGCATCAGTTTACCACCGTATTTGAGCATCTTTTCAGCATAGTCGGACATTTTCTCGACTTTGCTTTCTGTGATTTCAATTATCTGCATAATTATTTACTTTTAGGATTGTTACTACCACTTCCCAAAGCCTTGGCAAGCATATCTTTTATATCGGTAAGGGTATTTTCAACACCGGATACCTTTTGTTCAAGAACGCCGATTTTCTCTTCCTGTTCTTTTTCTTTAGCCAGTTGAGGATTAAGCTCCCTAAGCATGGAATCACAGGAGGAAATTACCTTCTCGTGATAAGGTACACTTTCTATTACTCCTCGGCTTATTCTCAACATGGATTCCACCTCGGCATTCATTGCTTCCCGGCTTTCCGATACAACAACTCCATTCGCACCAAAATTGGCTATCGAAAGATTTGCCGGAAGTTGTTTAAAATCAATAGTTTCCTCACCAACCTTAACCGAAACGTCAACAACTGTTTCCATATTTTGGCCATAAGTTTGCCCTGGTACATACTGTCCGTATTTAGGTTGTGGATTACTTACGGAAACAACCTGCCCTACTTTCAATTCAGGGTTTTCCCCTTTTTGAAGGATATAAAATATATTGGATTGTCTTAGACTCTGAAACATAATTTATTAACTCTTTAAGGAGCGGGATTACTCCCACTCCATATTTTACTTTGCCTTTACAGCATTTACGCTTGTCGCTGCCGGTTCGCCATTGCTGGCAGCAGCCGGTGTTGAAGCCGTAAATTCCAGAAAACGTATAACGCCTGTGCGCTTATTAAGATAAGCAAGACGTTCCGTAGTGCCTGTAACATCTGTTCCAGTAACCGGATTGTTGTTGCTGTCTACAACAGGAACCTTTGAAGTACCTGTAGTAGTACCGGCAACTGCCAATGTAGACTGTCCTAAGTTGGGAGCTATAACATTTATAGGTAAAGCTTCTCCACCTGCCGGAACATCTGCATGAACCTTCAACAGGATTATGCTTTCGCACGGAAGTGCATTATAGCAGTGAGGATTAATACCATAATCTACACTTGCATCCGTTAACTGAACAGCGTTCGTTGAAAGTTCGTAGATACCATTAACGTCAACTCTCCTAATTCCCCTTGCGGAACGATTCATTAGGAAAGGGCTTGGAAGCCAGTAAGGATACATTAAGTTAGGATATAACATAATTACCTCCTTTCTTAGCAACCGCAAGTTCCTAATGTAGATACACCGAAGTTTACAGGAACGGAATAGTTTACAGGAACATAGTTACCACTGGCCGGGCAATAAGGCATCGGGAATGTAGGCGGTTGCGCACATTCGATCTTTGCCAGACGGCTACTCAAATCACTCAACGCAGCACCAAGAGGAGCAGTAGCCTGTGCCACAATCTGCGAAGTCATTGCGGAACTCTTGAATGTGCTGTTTTCTTCACGCAAGTGGTCAATTTTGTTCTGCATTTCACGCATTTCAGCCGCACGTTGTCCGGCAAGAATTTGCTGTGTGCTGTCCTTGATAGAGTTTTGCAAATCACAAGTCTGTCTCTGCGTTTCGTATGCAACAGTAGCGAAGCCTCTTTCTTGCCCTGTAGCAACACCGTTAATGGCATTCTGCAATGTGTTGGTCTGTTGACAGATTGCCAATCGGTTTTCGCAGCAGCATGAAGCTATCTGTTGAGCGATCTGACAATTACCCTGTTGGATAGCATTGATTATCTGCATTGAACTTTGTCCAACCTGGTTACCAACTTGTTGAACTTGAGACATTACACCATTGATGGCATTCTGAACCTGACCGATTGAACAATTCAAATTAGTAGCCAGATTGTTAATTGCTTGTCCGTTTCCTTGAATTGCGCTCATAAGTAGCTCCCTTCCTGCATCATTGTTAATTAAGTTAGGGATACCGGCTCCAGCAAATCCGCCACCGTTACCGCCATCTCCGTTGTTTCCCCAACCGTTGCGTCCGAAAAGTGGGAACAGGAAAAAGAGGAAGATTATCCACATGAACCATGAACCATCACCGCCAAATCCATTGTTGTTTTTACTTTGCATAGCAACTAACAAATTGGGGTCAATGCCTTTCTGCTGCAATAGTGGAGCAAGCATTGCCAGCATTCCACTACCGCCACCGTTCCCGCCTGATTCCGGGAAAACGTAAGTCTTTGTTTCACTCATAATAATATACAATTATAACACGGTCAATATCAACCGCATCACAAAAGTATATAATAGAAACTGCGTAAATCAGAGCTCATTTTCAAGCGATTTGCGAATATTTTGCATATATATTGCAATCATTTTGTTTGTTGTTTTTCGACTCTCAAAAGTAGATATCAGGTAACGTACACTGGCTGATGTTTTGTGAAGCAAAGTGGCGATCTGTTCAGGGTACAGACCGAATTCAGTAAGGAAGAACACTACAATGGAGCGGGCATCGACAACCTCAGTCACTTTACTTGATGAAAGGATTAATTCTGTGGAAACTTCAGTTTCTTTTCCTACAAGGTTCAATATTTCGGCAAAAATCTCTGACTTACACATGGTAATTAATTTTTTTGTTGTATTTTTGCCTTTGCCAATCAGTACATATACCAAAAGAACAAAAGCATACTTCGGAATGTTAAGGATATTATACCCCCTGACACAACCGATGTATGCTTTGGTGTATTAAAGTATTGATTGGCGTCAACTTTAATGTGTCGGGGGTTCTTTTTACTCTGCCCCCAAAAGAGCTACATTTGTTATGATAACCGGCCTTCTACTTACCGGATAAACTTAGTGCTTAGTATTAATTAATGTATCATTTTAGCCTCCTTTCTTTTAAAACATTTTTCCATTGGAAATTGTTATGTAAGTAAACTTAAACTTTTCATACCGGAAACGGTCTGTGAAGATAGTAGTTCCGGTAATTTACCACATAAACAAGTTATAACTAACTCCGGCACCGAAGTACAAACCACCCGGATAACTATATCCTGCCTGCAAGCCCAATCCCCAGCGTTTCTTCTTCTGTAAAGGTGAAAGAGTGATGATCTTATTGTCTCTGTACACCTCCATAAAATCAAGGCTGGGATTATATCCACTGACTACCGCCCGGTAATCATCGGTCTTATACTCCTTGCTTGTTATCGGTACAAGTACCGGAATAGAATCTCCTTCTACGGTTCTATCAGTCGTTGTATCTATCAGAATAGGTAGATATACCGTATCGGTACGTTTCAGAGTTTCTTTTACCGGCTTAAGGATTGTGTCTCTTACTGTGTCCCGGACATGTACAGTATCTCCCTTAATATAAACCGGTGAAGGCTCGTGCGGATTACAACGCATCCACACGATAACACCTACAAGCAGGCAGACTAATATCCAAGGGAGAGATTTCATATGATACTTTCACTTGATGACCACTCCGGACCGGACAACAACACACTCAACTCCTCGCCTTCATAGGTAGGATACGGAAAAGACAGTTCTTCCGTTCCGTCATCAGCAATAGTCTTAATCATTTTATGAGGAAATAACGCAGCATAGTGCTGGCATTTCATCAAAGTTTCACTCTCATTTACGCTCTTGCGAGGAACAAGGTTACGCTTGTCTATCTCCTCCTGAGGGACCTCTTGCAAGTCAATTGTTGGGAATACTGTGTATTTCATAATTGCTTTTATAAATGTGAATAATTATACCTAATGCACAAGGGAATTACGTGAGTTATTCATTGAATAATTCTGCCATTTCTCGCTGATAACATTCAAAGATTTTTTGATGTCCTGCAAGCGATGGATGCACGCCATCGCTATTGAATGGCAATGATTCATAGATGCTGCCACTATTGCAAATATCAGCAGTTATTTTATCATTTTGCGTAAGATTACCCGCCCAATCAACAAACCTTATGCTACCACCACGAATCCATGAATTTACTTTTGAAATCCATTCTTTTTTTGCATCGGTGTCATATTTATAAGACATCGCACCGCATTCAACAACCGGTTTTATTTTGTGGGTCTCACAAAATTCGCAAAGTTCGGTCAATCTTTCAATGTAATCATCAGCCGTTCTCTCCTGCATATCGTTAAAACCTAAAACGAAAACCACATAATCGGGGCAAAACCATTCTATATGTTTTTTCGCAAGTTGTATATATCGGTCGCGCAATCCTTCACCACCTTGACCAACTACAACAACATCATTTTTACCTATGGCATTCGCTATCAAAGATGCGTATTTGCATTGCTGGCCCGCCTTTTCATTAAACGATACGCCTACAACCGTATCTCCACCAACATAACTATGCCCCGTAATAAGTATTTTTGCCTTTGGATTGTAGGAAGATGAGACCGAAATATTTATCACTTCAATATTACCCTTTTTCAATGAGACATAAGGTGCACCCGTTAAAATCGTGATATTTCTTGGTGCTATTGTCCGCAAATCACCAATATCATTCCGGTATGGAGAACGTAATAATTTTCGCCCAAATGTCACACCGTTTTCAATATCGGTTATACTGAATATACCACCATCCTCCGAGAAATCATCAAACAATTGATAAACATCACTGTCACTCCATGCTCCTTGATGCTCGTTTTTGAAAAAGTACTTATGCCCGCCATAAACGCACGCATTGTATGGATAGTATTTTTCGCTTTCACTAAAATCAGCAACATCCCCCATTTCAATGCGTTCGATTGAAAGTTTGTAATACTTACCAACTGATAGAGTAAAAGGCATATTTCCCGACCATACATCAGTTGCCGGGATTGCTGAGGTGGTATCACCCGATTCATCTTGTCCGTAGGTCAAAGTGAATGTATTGCCGCTTGCACGAACCTCTGTTGTAGAACCAAACATTGACAAATACACACCAATTCCAACTATCGAATTTGCGTCATTGCATTTGAATACCATTTCGTATTTGTACCTTCCCAGCTCAATATCATGACTAAACAACAATTGCCTTGCGCTTGCATTCATCGTGTGCTCGTTAAGAATAGTCTTAGGGCTTGCCATTCCAAATTCCTTGTACCCACCAAAAACATGACCATTTCGCGGAACAAATGGACTAACATTTGTAGATGTTTTTTTGACAAGTTTATCCAATTCATCTTGCACATTTGAAACAAGTCTATCATATACAACAAGTACCTTTTCTTGCTCGGTTTTATTTGTGCACCCGCGAAAATAAACTGCATTTTGTGGTATCGACAATTGTGTGCGGCCATTTGCACCGCTATCATAAGAATATGACTTGATGCAAGTTTGTTTATCAGCACTATAAAATGCACAATAAACACCGCTACCATATACACATTTGGTTTTCACCCATTTTGCATTTTTGATATTGATAAAATCGGTTGCAATTCTATCGGCATCATTTGCCGCGCTACCATCTGCACGAATTATACAATTTTCAATATTGTATTTTCCAACATAATCAATTTCAGCGTATTCTTTTAAGCACGGAACATCGTTTGCGGTAATATTTTCCACATCATCGGACAAAGTACCAACTTTTTCTTTCAAAGTTGATATATTGGTTTCGTTTGTCTTTACCTTTTGCAA